TATGAAGTATTAATGGAAGCATACTCAAACGACGTGGCAGAGCAAAAGGAATGGGACGTGCAGACGTTCGACAATCTGATTGATAACGTGTGCAATGGTAAATCAACCTACTTATCAAGTGACGTGAAAGGAGTATTACACTAATGGAACTTCTTATTATTGTCGGTGGTTGCTATGCTCTTTATACCGTGGGCATGGCAATCGCCACAGAAATTGACTACCGTCAATCGAATAAGGACAGATTATAAACTGTCACACACACTCTTCACACCGTAGACCTATCGGTTATAATAGGTACATAAGCAATTTAATCCCTCTTTCCCTAAATGAGACTTATTAAACAGACATCGGTTTATAACCGCGCAGGTTTCCCCAAAAAACGTTATCTAGGAGGAAACAAGTAATAATGAAAAAACTACCTCGTCAACAACTTGTTGTTAAACTACCATACGGTAAGATTGCACCATATCAAGGAGCATACGCAGCTTACAGTAGCAACAGAAGGACAAATCGTTTTTTTGAAATGGTTGCTAATGATTTCAGAGTATTGAACAAACCATTTACACCAATTCATGTGCCATTGATTTAACTGGCACATACTCGCTTCACACCGTATGCCTATCGGTTATAATAGGTACATAAGCAATTTATCCCCTTTCCCTACATGAGACAAATTGAACAGCAAATGAACTCTGCAATCCGCAACAAGCAGAATTTCTCTAAGTCTAACACTATGGTTCGTTATGACAGAGCAGAGAACATGAGTTCTGTTTTCTTACATGGCAATCGTATTGCCGACTACTGCCACACTAAAGGTAAAGCATGGATCAGTTCTTGCGGGTGGGAGTCTAACACCACTAAGTCCAGACTTAATGCGTTTCTTTATGAAGTTGCATACGGTGTGAGCATCTTTCAAAAGAACTGGGAGTGGTTCCTACATGATAACCGCACCACGGCAACAATCGACTTCTATGATAACATGGTCGTCTTCAGCAAACCCCTTACACTGTCCTCACTGTAAACAATTGTTTCAGATGCTCGCATTACGTGAGCATCTCTTTTATAATAGTAGTATAAGAAATTTATTCCCTTTCCCATTATGTTTGATTATAAAATCACTGCCTACAACAAACTTGGTAAAGTCCAAGAGGTAGAAACCGTTTTTTGTACACCTGATGAAATTTATGATGTGATGTATGATATGTCCGAACAGTACGGATACGCAGAGGCAGTTGACCCCGTGAATACTCACATGGGTGAGTATGGTGTTAGACCTCTTTCACTTGGTGAGAGAAATTATTAATTAATGTTACATATACCCCATTCGTGATGAGTGGGGTATTATAATAACAGTATAAGCAATTTATTCCCTTTCCCTACATGACTCAAACAGACAGACTAATTAAGAGAATCCTTGAAGTTGAGAACTTTCAAAACATTGCATGTGTATGTGCGGACTTCGCAGAGTTTTGTGAAGAGATTATGGAGTGGGGTGTAGACCACATTGCACAGGTAGAGTTGTTTGATACCTACCGCAGTTTCAGAGATTACACCTTTAACCCTGAGTTAGACATCAACAGACTTGATGCCTTCATACAGTCAGAAAATGGTTACATCAGGTAACCATTCGTTCGTGATTGCAGCAGTTCGGGGGGTTGATGCCCCCCTTATATAAAATTGCGTGACTCCCCTAGTCTACAAAGTGTTACGAAAGGCAGATATAAATTCCACGTCTTAAAAAAAATTTTCGCATATATAAAAACGACCACTAGGTTTTCATGATATGAAAAAAAATTTTGACGAAATTTATTCGACTGTAGAGATTGATCCAGTAACCGACAGATATCATATGACAATTCCTGAAGAAGTTGTAAATGAACTTGACTGGTATGAGGATCTTGTGCTAAAATGGAATCTAGAAATCGATGGAATCTATCTCACACTCAAGAAGGATGACTAAAAGCTATCACATTTACCTCAATGATAAATGTTTGTTTAAGAATTTGAATGAAGAAGATTTTAGTTTAATATGGAATAAGTTATATACATCATATTGGAGAGAAGAAATTACATATACGGAAGTCAAAGAAATGAGTGTGGAAGACTCTACAATATATGAATCTTCCTATTGACAAAACCTTCTATATAAGTTAGAATTGAATTGATATCAATCTATTATGGCAAAAGGATTTACAGTAAAAGCAAAGAAACCCACTACTCAGAAAAAACCCGAATGGGATTATGAGAGAGCAAAGGAATTAATTAAAGGTAAAAAAATAGTTTTTTGTTTACCAGGTCGAGGAGTATCGTACGTATACTTAAAAAATTTCGTACAATTATGTTTTGATCTTGTCCAGTGTGGTGCAAGTATTCAAATCTCACAGGATTATTCATCAATGGTTAACTTTGCCCGTTGTAAATGTCTTGGTGCAAACGTTCTTCGAGGACCAAATCAGATTCCATGGGATGGAAAATTGGAATATGATTATCAACTTTGGATTGACTCTGATATTGTTTTCAATTCAGAGAAGTTCTTTCAGTTATTCTTGGATGCAAATCCAGAAGAAGGAAAGAAAAGAGAAATTGTTGCAGGATGGTATTGTACCGAAGATGGTAGAACAACATCGGTAGCACATTGGTTAGAGGAAGATGATTTTCGAACCAATGGTGGTGTGATGAATCACGAAACAATCGAAAGTATTTCGAAACGACGCAAACCTTTCACCGTTGATTATACAGGTTTCGGATGGTTACTTATTCAAAAGGGAGTATTTGAACACGAAGGACTACCTTATCCATGGTTCGCACCAAAGATGCAGGTGTTTGAGTCGGGTGAGGTACAGGACATGTGCGGCGAAGATGTCTCGTTTTGTCTCGATGCCAAAGAAGCAGGTTTTGAAATCTGGTGTGATCCACGAATTCGTGTCGGACATGAAAAATCAAGAGTTATATAAAGTTCGTCGAGGTCAGAAGATTCTTGGTAAGAATCTTACAGAGGAGGAGTACTTTGATTTAATGGAAGATCTTGCACAGGAGTTTTATGAAGGCAAACTTCCAAATCCTCTCGATTTAACAACTGAAATTCAAAAGGAATATGAGGAATGAATTGCTGGCACTGTGGTACTGAATTAATATGGGGTGGAGATACCTCCATGGATGAGTTAAATGATGGAGAAGAGTCTGAATATGATTTCTTCTCTAACTTTACTTGTCCGAAATGTCAATCTTATGTTGAAGTCTTTCATCACAAATAATGTCTACACTAATTACGAACCTACCCTCCTATGAAGTATGGGTACGAAAAGAATATCTAACTGACCATAAGAGTGGTCATGGTGAATTTGTAAAAGGAGTCTGGGTATCCGCAAAGAGTATACCTGGTCGTGCCTTTTATTTTGAAACTTATCTACCTGAGTATGCCGCCATGTTTGATAAGTTGCCGATTTCTGCGTTTCTCTCGTCTCCAGAAATACCCGATCCTGATATGACTCTTCATAATCTACAGTTTTGGAACTGTATGGACTATGGTGTAGTTGCCGTTCAGAAGCAGTTTATCGGAAGTATGCACTATGAAGTCTATACAAGAGACTTTGGTAATCAGACGGGCACGTATATATGTACTCTCGACAATTATCACTCGGATGTAGATGCGATTGACTACTCAACAAGTGAGCAACCTGCCGAACATAAGTCTCATAATCTTCTTGAACTGGATAATGGGCAGTTTTGTCTCTATCCGAACAACAGAATGAGGATATATGATAACAGTATCACTCCTGAGACACCTAAGATTCCTGATTTTAAGGTATCAACCGTGTATTATCAGGTGGAAAACGGTCATGATCGTGATGGATTGGGTTCAGAAGAGAATTATTTTTGGAAAACTGCCAAGGAAAGGTCTGTTGATACTAATATTGGAGTCGGAAATACTGCAACTGAGACTGTAGATATCAATATTGAACCAGAACTCGGATAATTTTGTTAAAAAAGAGGTATAAATAAATATAAAACTTGGTTCATGGCAGTCAAAAGGGTATCAAGAGCGTTTAAAGACATAAGTTTATCGTTTTTACCCCATCCAGTTACAAAAGATCTACCCATTCTTAAGAATGAAAGGGCAATTAGTCGATCAGTAAGGAATATTGTAGAGACAATACCGACTGAAAAATTTTTTAATCCTGATTTTGGGTCTGATGTATATAAAAGTTTGTTTGATTTTGTTGATTTTGGTACGGCAAACATCATACAAAGTCAAATTGTGACTTCGATTGCGAATTTTGAGTTAAGAGTTGATAATGTAAGGGTTGAAGTTGACCCACAACCTGATTTAAATCAGTTTGAAGTCACCGTAATTTATGATATTGTCGGTCAAGAGTTCCCAACTCAGGAATATTCATTTATATTAGAGGCAACAAGGTAAATGCCTTTCTCAAATTTCACAAATCTTGATTTCGATCAGATAAAAACATCAATTAAGGACTATTTAAGAGCAAATTCCAACTTTACGGACTTTGATTTTGATGGTTCGAACTTTTCTGTCTTAATTGACACTCTTGCATATAACACTTATATCACTGCATTCAACTCAAACATGATTGTGAATGAATCTTTTCTTGATTCTGCCACTTTGAGAGAAAATGTAGTGTCATTATCAGGTAATATTGGATATACACCACGATCTCGAACAGCAGCAAACGCACAAATATCATTTGATGCTGAAATTACCAATAGTGTAGGTACAGTTGACCTACAACCAGGTATAGTTTGCACTGGGGACATTGATAATGAGACATATACCTTTGCAATTACAGAAAAAATAAGTGCAAATGTCGTTGATGGAATTGCAAAGTTTGAAAATATTAACGTTTATCAAGGAACATATCTTGAAAAACAATTTACATACGATGGATCTCTCGATCAACGGTTTATTTTAGATAATTCTTTCATTGATACATCTAAAATTGTAGTTTATGTTAAAAATAGCACTGATACCACTGATGGTATACAATATTCCTTAGTAAATGATATTATTACTGTCGATTCAAACTCAAAAATTTTCTTAATAAAGGAAATTCAAGACGAAAAGTATGAATTAAAGTTTGGAGATGGATTTTTTGGTAAAAAATTGGGTGAAGAACCAGGTTCAGATGGAAATATTATTACAGTTAAGTATATTACAACAGATGGAGAGGATGGTAACGGTGCTCAGAGATTTACTTTCTCTGGAAGAATAACAGATACGAATAAAGTTGCAGTTACTTTAAAATCAACACCAATTATTCCTTCCGAATCTGTTGTAAAGTCGCAAAATGGTGGAAATATCGAATCCATAGATTCTATTAAGTATTTTTCACCTCTTTTATACTCATCACAGAACAGAGCTGTTACTGCAAGAGATTATGAAGCAATAATCAAGAAAATTTATCCAAATACTGAGTCAGTTTCGGTAATTGGTGGTGAAGAACTTGATCCTCCAGAGTTTGGAACAGTTGCAATCAGTATAAAACCTAAAAATGGTGATTTAGTGTCTGATTTTACAAAAAATCAAATTTTATCTAAATTAAAACAGTACTCAATATCAGGCATTAATCAAAAAATCATAGATTTGAAGTTATTGTATGTTGAACTTGATTCAAATGTTTATTATAATGATTCTCTTGTTTCAACTGCAGATTCATTAAAAACTAATGTCGTAAATTCATTAACAACCTATTCAAGATCAATAAATTTGAATAAATTTGGTGGAAGATTAAAATATAGTAAATTACTTAAAGTCATAGATGACACTAATGATGCAATTACGTCAAATATCACTAAAATTAGAATTCGTAGAAATCTACAAATATCTGTGAATCAATTTGCACAGTATGAACTTTGTTTTGGAAATAAATTCTATGTTGATCCAAATGGATATAACATAAAAACAACAGGATTTACAATTTCAGGATATTCAGGAACATTATACTTAACTGATACTCCAAATTCAGATTTAAAAACAGGAATTGTAAGAATAATTAAATTATTGGATGATAATACAATTCGAGTTATTAATTCATCAGCAGGATCTATCGATTATGAAAAAGGAGAGATAAATTTATCAACTGTTAATTTTCTATCAACAATTAAACCAAATAACATAATTGAAGTACAAGCATTTCCAAGATCAAACGACGTTGTTGGTTTGAAAGATTTGTATATTTCATTGGATGTATCGAGTAGTACAATAAATATGGTTAGAGATGTTATTTCATCGGGAGATGAAGTTTCTGGTGTACAATTTACTAGGGATTTTTATTCATCAAGTTATCCAAACGGAAAAATAATTAGGACATGATTGAAACAGGTATTGTAAGTAAAGTTAAGATACAGGATGTATTATCAAATCAACTTCCGAATTTCATTCGGGATGAGAGTCCTGATACGATTGATTTTTTAAAACAATATTACGTCTCTCAGGAGTATCAAGGTGGTCCAAGTGATATTTCTGATAATTTGGATCAATATTTAAATATTGATAATTTAACACCTGAAGTTATAGTTGATGCCTCTACTACAGTTGGTATTACTACTATTGGTGCTAAAATAATTAATGTTACTAGCACAAAAGGATTTCCAAATCAGTATGGTTTATTAAAGATTGATAATGAGATAATTACTTACACAGGGATTACCACAAATTCTTTCATTGAGTGTAAGCGTGGATTTAGTGGTATTACAAGTTATCATGCGGATACAAATAAAGAAGATTTAGTATTCAGTTCTTCATCTGCAGCAGAGCATGCAAATTCATCCACAGTTCAAAATTTAAGTTCATTATTTTTAAAAGAGTTCTATAAAAAGTTCAAAAAAACATTTTTACCTGGTTTAGAAGAAATTAATTTTCAATCAAATTTAGATGTTGGTACATTTATAGGTGAAGCTAGATCTTTGTATCAAACAAAAGGAACTGAAGAATCATTTAGAATACTTTTTAATGTTTTGTATGGGATAACTCCAAAAGTGATAAATTTGGAGGAAAGATTAATAAAACCATCATTTGCAAGTTATGTTCGAAGAAGAGTTTGTGTTGCAGAATTAATTGAAGGAAATCCAATAAAATTAAAAGGACAAAGTTTACTTAAAGGACTGACAGGTCAAACTTTATTCAGAAGTGACCTTGATCTTGATATAAATGCATCAATATCAGACATTGAACCTTTTGAAAGAAGTGGTTCTGGTTTAACTGGAATTACGACTTATTATAAAATTGGATTATTTGTTGGTTATGATGAAACTTCAGATGTTGAAGGTGATTTTGTAATCGTACCAAATACAAAATCTTTAGAGGCAGTATCAGCAGGTTCAAGTATAATTTCAGTTGATTCTACAATTGGATTTGGTGTAACAGGAACTATAATATCTGGTTCAAATACAATTAATTACACTGATAAAACTGTTAATCAATTTTTAGGTTGCACTGCAACTAGCGCAAATTCATTTAATAATCCAATTGAACCAACTGAAAATATAAGATCAAACATTACATATTTTGGTTTTGAAGATGGTGATTTGAATAAGAAGGTTGTTTTAAGACTCACTGGAGTATTATCAGATTTTGAGCAAGAGGGTAATTTAGATGTAGAAGAAGGAGAAATTATCTCAGTGAAATCTATTGGTGATGTAGTAGAAAATCCTGCACAGAATAATTCTTATAAAGAAATATTTTGCAATTCATGGATTTATAATACAAGTTCTTCATATTTCAGTAATTTTAGTGATCCTTCAGACCCTTCTAATCCAAAATTTATTTTAAAAAGTAAAACTGATCCCTCAAGTCTAAAAATAGGTGATTTTGTAGAGATAGTTGAAAGAGATACAAATAATATTGTTGATACTGGTGATATATTTGTATCTATTATTAATGATAATGATATTTCACTCAAGGCTGGTGCAGTTGGATATGGAACAACAGCTTTATCTAATCTTCAATTAAATAAAGATTATAAAATAAGGAAAAAATTAAATAAGGCAAACAGTTCAGGTGTACCAATTGAATTTGGTAATGATGTGGTTATTTCAGATGTTCAAAATGTTTATATTGAAGGTGAAAATGCATATGTAACATCTAATTCATTACCATCTTTTATCGACAATGATTTTTCGGAATTTTCAAAACAAATTAATGTTAATATAAATCAAATATCTCTCGATTTACGTGATCCTAATTTTAAACCACTTTCAGGAGACACTGATGATCAAATAGATTTTTCAAATATAACTTTTAACACCGATGTGCCATTTAATACTGGTGATAAGGTATTTTATACTTATTCAAATGGTGATTCTCTTGTTGGTTTAAGCACAGGATCTTATTTTATTGAAAAAATAGAAGATAAAACAATTAAATTATATAGATCTCCGTCTGGTGTTGCTGATGGAAAAAATATAACTTTTTCAAGAAGTGATAATAGTGGTATCATTAAGTTTGTTTTATTTTCTCAAAAATCTGCAGAGATAGGGGCACAAAAATTAGTTAAAAAGTTTCCTTTAAATAATAATTTAAATAATGGAAATGATGATTTAACTCCAGTAGGACAAATTGGAATGTTAAAAAATGGAGTTGAAATAACTAATTACAAGTCTGAAGATAAAATGTTTTTCGGTCCTCTTACCGAAGTGAGTGTTTTAAATGAAGGAGAAAACTTTGATGTAATTAATCCTCCTGTAATATCTATTTCTTCTGGAGTTGGAGTAACAGCTTTAGTTCAACCAGTTGTTAGTGGAAAAATTGAAGATGTATTTATTGAGACTCAAGTTTTTGACATTGATCGAATTATTTCGATTGGTGTAACTGGAGGAAATGGTTCTGGATGTATACTTGAGCCAGTTGTTGGAACTAGATTTAGAGAAGAATTTTTTGATGCAAAACCAACTACTTCAGGTGGTGGAATATCAACCATTGTATCTGGAACTCCAGTATCTACTATCATATTTGATAGAGACCATGATTTCATAAATTCTGAACCAATAATATACGATTCTAATTTAAATCCAGAGATAGTAATTGGAACTGGAACTAGCACTTTAATTAATCAATCAATATATTATCCTGAAATTGTAAATAGTCGAACAATAAAATTATATGAATCTCTTTCAGATTTATCATTAGGAATAGGAACAGTACAATTTTATGGTAATTCTTCAGGAAACCATATATTTAAAGTTGGACTTCGAAATACACTTTTAGATGTGAATGTGATTGATGGTGGTAGAAATTACACGAATAGAAATTTATTTGTTAAACCATCAGGGATATCTACATCCAATAACAAAATAAATTTCATAAATCATGGATTTTCTCACGGAGATTTAGTAAATTATTCAACCGTAGTTGGTCTCGGAACTACAATACCACAAATGATAAGTGGATTGAGCACCTCATTAAGTTACTATATTTTGAAAGATAATGATAATTCATTTAGATTAGCAAATGCAGGTGTTGGTGGAACAATTACAACTAATTTTGAAAGAAATAAAAATATATCTTTATCGTCCACTGGAACAGGATATCAATCTTTTTCATATCCAGATATAAAAGTTTTAGTAGAATTTAGTCCCGTTGGTATTGGAACATCACCAATAGTAAGAATAATAAACTCAACACCAAAAGTAAGAGGGACTATAAAACAAACTTATCTTTATGAATCTGGAACAGGTTATGGATCAACAATCATCAACAATCACAAAAAACCAATTATAAGTTTAAAAAATGGTAAAAATGCATCAATAAAACCTATTATTGTAAATGGAAGAATTGATTCTATCGTGATCAATTTTGTTGGTCAGGAGTATTTTTCATCACCAGATTTAGAAGTTTTAGATCCTACAGGACTAGGAGCAGGTGCTAAATTAAGACCTACCATAGAAAATGGTAAAATTACTGGTGTGGAAATAATAAATGCAGGTATTGGATATTCAACTAGCACATCTATAAATGTTAAATCAGCAGGACAAAATGCATTTTTCGATTCAAGTGTCAGAGCACTTACATTGAATAAGTATGCAGGAGATGTTGAATCACTTGAAGAATCTGATAATAAGTTAAAATATTCATTTATAGGTTATTCAACTTCATTATTAGGTTCTAAAGAATTAATAGGATGGGCTTATGATGGTAATCCAATTTATGGTTCTTATGGTAGCAGTGATCCTCAACAAAAATCAGATTTAACTACAAGATTAGTATCAGGATATACTGAAGATATTAGTAATGTAGTGGATAGACCACCTAATTTTAATTCTGGTCATTTTATTGAAGATTTTAAATATGATAATAGCACTGGTGATTTAGATGAGCATAACGGTAGATATGAAGTAACAAAAGAGTTTCCAAATGGAGTTTACGCTTATCATGCAACGGTGGATGATTTAAATCAACCGAAGTTTCCATATTTTATAGGAAATACTTTTAGATCAAAATCAATATCCTTTAACTTTAATAATAATTCACAAACTAATTTTGATTTTATTTCAAATAATTTAATTCGAAATACATTTCCGTATAAAGTTGCAGATGATTTTGCGGAAAATGATTTTATAGTTGAAACTAATGAAATACAGGATCAGAAAATTGAAATTAACTCTATCTCCTCTGGTTCAGTTACAGGTTTTGATATTCTATCTAATGGGTCTGACTACAAAGTTAATCAATTTTTAAATTTTAACAATCAGAACACAGGAGGGGATGGATTAATATCGTTCATATCTAAAATTTCAGGAAAATCCATACAATCAGTTGATAATGTTGTAGAAAGAGATGATAATTCAATCATTGTTTGGTCGGAAAACCAAATTGATGTTTTCACTAACTCAAATCATAACTTTAAAAATAATAATATAGTCAAAATAACAGGATTATCAACAGATATCTCAGCATTAAATAATTCCTTTAAGATTGGAGTTACAACTTTTACAACAACTACCATATCAACAATAACAGCATCACCATCTGCTGGATTTACCACTGAAATATTTGTATCAGATATACCATCTTCAGTTGCAGCTGGTAGTAGTATTGGTATTGGAACTGAGACATTAAAAATATTGAATATTTACAGGGATTTAAATATTTTAACAATTCAAAGAGATTTTGATTCTTCTTTTGGAACTATTCATCCAGAGGGATCGAAAGTAGAATATTTAACAAATAAATTTACAATTAATAAATCAATTTCAGAATTTGATTCTAAAGTTAATCAAAAAGTATTTTTTAATCCAGCACAATCAATTGGAGTAGGTGTTAATGATGGAGAATCAACTGAGGTTTCATTTTCTTTTGCGGGACAAGACATTAAGAGAAGTATCCCAGTAAAACAAATTTTTATTGAAAATCATCCCTTCAAAACCAACCAAAAAATAAAGTTTACGAGACCTGATTCCACTCAAATTTCAATATCAAACGAGAGTGGATCATCACAATTTAATCTACCCTCGGCACCCGAATTACTTTATGTTGTGAGGAAAACTCCAAATACTATTGGAATTAAAACTGGAATTGGAAATAATTTTAATGAAGTTTATTTTAGGAATATTAATAGTGCTGATAGTGATCTATATCAATTTGAGACAGTTTTTGATCAAGTGATTGGAGATGTTGAAAGTATAAAAACTACTATAACTACAACAGAACCTCATGAGTTGCAGAATGATGATCGAATATCACTTAACTTAAAATCTAATTTATCTGTAGGAGTTGGAACATCTACTCATATAAATGTTTCCAGAGATCCTCTAACTGATACTATATTGTTTAATTCTATAGGATTTAATTCTACTGGAATTAATACTTCATCGGATACAATAACAATTCAAGGTCATGGTCTTAAAACAGGAGATAAAATTAAATATGAATCTAATCTTGCACCTGAAGGGTTAGAAAATAAAAATTATTTCATATACAAGGTTGATGATAATAATATTAAATTATGTGAGACTAATGTAGATGTAAAAAAAGATATAGCAAAAATAACTGGGATTGGATCAACAGGTGGTAGTGCACAATTTATATCACTAATTAATCCTAAAATACAATCTATTAAAAATAATAATTTAGTTTTTGATCTTTCAGATTCCACATTGAGTGGATATGAATTTAAAATTTATTATGATAATGAATTCAAAAATGAATTCGTATCATCGGGAGAAAGTTCAGTATTTAGTATTTCCACATCAGGATCAAATGGGTCAGTAGGAGCAGCCCTAACGATTGGATATGGAAGTAGTATGCCAGATGTATTATATTACAATTTAGAAAAAGGAGGAACAATTAGCACAAGTGATACAGAGGTTAAAGAATACTCTAAAATATCTTTTATTGATAGTTTTTACGAAGGATCATATGATATTTCAAATACAACTAGTAATTCTTTTACTGTATTTTTAAACAATATTCCTGAAAAAATATCTTATAATCTTTCTGAATGTGATGTGCTAACATATAGCACAAATTCAAAAACAGCAAAAGGACCAATTAATAGTATTAAAATACTTTCTGGTGGATCAAATTATAAAAAACTTCCAGATTTTGTAGGAATTCAAGAAACTTCTGAAGGTAAAGATGCCGTTATTGTACCAACTTCAACTTCAATCGGAAATGTAAACAATATTAGAGTTATAAATGAAGGATTTGAATATTCGTCTGATCAAACTCTTAAACCAGAAAGTCTTATTGCTTCAAGTGTGAATATCATTAATACCGAAACTCTTGGTATTGTGAGTGTTACTAATGGTGGAGCAAATTATATTGAAGAACCTGATATAATTATAGTTAACACTGATACAGGTGAAGAAATAAAGAGTGGATTTTTAGAACCTGTAATGTTGGAAAATAGTATTTTATCTGTAAATGTAACTGAACTTCCAATAGGGTTACCTGAAAAAACAGTTACTTTGAGAACAATCAATAATACTAATGGAATTGTAATCACAGATGTGATATCCAATGGGTCAGGAATATTTACATGTAGAATTGCCACTCCAAACCCAGTGTTTGCAACAGATCCATTTTCAGTTGGAGATAAGGTATTTATTGAAGGTATTGAAAAGTTTGGGACTGATGGATCTGGATTTAACTCGGCAGATTATGGATATAAACTTTTAACTGTCATGAAATATCAACCTAACGTTAATGCACAAGGTCAGGTAGGAATAAGTGTAACCGAATTTGGTTCAACTAATACAGGAATCGCTGTAACAACAGTTAAAACTTTTTCAACTATTATTAATGAATCTGATTATCCATCATTCTTTGTTACACAGAATCAATCTAACTTTGATATTGGTGAAAAGTTGATAAGAAATAGTATTCCAAGTAATTTTACTGTAAATCGTATTGATAGTGGAAAGTTAAAAATTTTCGGAAAAGAAAAATTAGAGGTAGGTGATATATTACTTGGTGAAAATTCTGGAAGTAGATGTGAAATATCTAAGATAATTGAAAATAAAGGAAAATTTAAGACTAATTTCTCAATACTTAAAAACTTAAATTGGAATGATAATGTTGGAAAATTAGATGAAGATTTTCAAGTTGTTGCTGATAATGACTATTATCAAAACATGTCATATTCTATTCAAAGTCCTATTGAATGGCAGACTTTAAGAACCCAAGTTAACAATTTACTTCATACTAGTGGTATGAAGAATTTTGCTGATACTGAAGTAGTCTCAACCTCTCCTGTGGGAGTGGGCTCAACATCTGATGTAAATCTAATTGTAGATTTAATATCTGAAAAAAGAGTGGATGAAATAAAAGATATTGATCTTGTGAGGGATGTTGATGTTGTAGGAAATAGTTCTAGATTTATACAGTTTAAAAATATAAGATTATCCGACTTTATTAGATGTGATACAAATGACGTTCTAGTTGTTGATAATATTAAAAATCAATTCTCAAACTTTCAAGGAACTTTTAATGATTACCTTGATGTATTTGATCTTTCAAATTCAACCGAATTATTTAATGATTTTTTAATTATTACACAAAATACATCACCTTCTGAAAATTTTGAAAAAATACAATTTTCAAATTTACTCATATTAAGTAATGGATCTAAAAACGTTTTGGTTGAAAAATCTGATTTAATTAATTCTGGAATTGGATTTACTAACTCTGAAAGTAATAATTTTATAGATTTTAATTTAGTAGATAATAATTTAAGATTCAAACCAAATGTAGATTTAGACCTAACAAACGAAAGAGATTATGATTTAAAAATATTTTCATCTAAATTTAATACAAACTCAATTGGAGTCGGAACAACTTCAATCGGACCTATAGATTTAAGTTCCCGTATTCAAACATGCACAACTGGGATTACAACTAATATAATTTCTGTTCCTACAAACAATTTTGAGTCTTTATATGCAACAATACATGTAATTGATACGATTACAAATGAAATGAATTTGGTTGAAAGTTTTGTATCTCATTCTAATACAGATACTTTTCTTTCAGAAGCATATTTTAATACTGATGATAATAGTTTATCTGTCAATCAATTAGGAATCATCACATCTAGTATATCAGGGGATAATTTAGTATTAAGTTTTGAAAATAATGGATCAAATACCTTAAAAATAAAATCTAAAATTATAGGCATAGGAACAACTGGAGTTTCAAATGGATCATATAGATTTAAAACACCTGGACAATTAGATGGTTTTGAAAGATCATCACTTTATTCAGGAGTATCCACAACTAATACTGGAATATCTACGTTAGTTAATTTAAATTCAAGTTTATTCAACGCAGTTAAATCAATCGTTGAAGTTAGTATTGGATCTTCAAAAGCTATTCATGAAGTGCTATCTATTCATGATGGTACAAATGCTTACGTGCAACAATCTGGATCTTTGTCGGTCACAAAAGATAGTGTCACTGATTATGACCCATCTTCAGGATTAGGAACTTTTGGAGCAAATCTTTCTGGATCTAATTTTATTTTAAATTTCCACCCTGATGATTCCTCTGGTATATCAACAGTTGTTTCTTTAAATAATTGTTTTTATAATGAAATTGATACGCAAAATATTCCAGAAGATTTGAATTATGGTGTTATCACAGAAAGTAGTTCAACTCAATCATATAATTCAATAACTGGATTTAGAATTAATAAAACTCAATTTACTTTAAAAAATAATTCAATACCTATTTTTGGAAAAGTTTTCAATCCATCAAATAATACAAATCTTGATCCATCAACTGGTAAGTTTACAATCGATAATCATTTCTTTAGGGAGAACGAACAGTTAGTTTATAAACCAGCATCTACATTTGTGGGTGTTGGTTCCACACCTATGCAATTTAAAAATGGTTCCATAATTGATGAATTACCAACGACAGTTTTTGCAAAGAGTGTTACAAATAATTCATTCTTTATATCAACCACGAGGGCAGGAACTGCCGTTACGTTTGTGGGTTTAGGTGAAGGTAATGCTCATGAACTAAACATGGCAAAAGCAAATGAAAAAGTTTTGATAACAGTAGATGGTGTAGCACAATATCCATTAATAAGAGCTGATGTAACACATACTTTAGATAGTAATATCGGATCTCAAGTTGGGTTAACGACGACCATTATTAATTTGAGTGGAATATCTACAATTTCATCGGAAGATGTTTTAAAGATAAATGATGAGTTTATGAAAGTTATAAATGTTGGATTTACTACAACAGGATCTGGTCCTGTCGGATTATCAGGAACCTTCAATTCAGTTGAAGTTGAAAGATCTTTTGTTGGTACATCAGCAACTACACATACTGATGGAACAACAGTAAATTTATTCAGAGGTTCTTACAATATTTCTGGTAGAGACTTATTCTTTACTCAAGCACCTAGAGGACAAGCTGGAAATCTTAAAACCGAAAATGATTTAAATTTTGTAACTTCTAATTTTACTGGAAGAGTTTATTTGAGAGATGATTATAGTTCAAATATTATATACGATGATATATCAAATCAATTTACAGGAATTAAATCTGATTTTATTTTAAAACTTAATGGATCAGATACAGTAGGATTAGGAACAACTGGAGGAAGTGGAATATTATTTGTTAATGGAATATTCCAATCACCATCAACTGAATTTAATCCAAACAAAAACTACATAATTGCGGACAATGCCACTGGTGGTGCAGGAGGAGCAAATGTCAGTAATGTTGGATCAGGATATACTGCATCTGATGGTTCTGCTAACGGGACACGATTAAATGTTAATACAACTGGTGGAAGTGGAACAAGTCTCACAGTTGATATTACAGTTACTGATGGTGTGGTAAGTTCAGTTGGAATTAGTACCGTTGGTACAGGTTACAAAGTCGCAGAGGAGATTACAATTACTGGTGGTGGAGGAAACGCAAAATTTATAATCACTTCTATTACGAATGCGGTTGGAGTATCTACCATAACGTTTACGGGAATAACATCGAGTGATGGATCTACCTTCATCTCAAATAATATTAATACAAATGAACTACCCAGAGGTGGAGTTCCCATTTCAATTGGAAACACGATAAATGGATTAGGATATGCTCCTTTAGTAGGTGCAAATGTTAAACCTCTCTTTGATACTGATGGTAATATAACAAGCATTGTTGGAGTTGCTTACAGTGGATCTGATTTGGGTATTCAAACTGCTGCATATGATAATGTAACTGGAATCATAACGTTTACAACTGTTAATGAACATAAATTTAGAGATTCAAATGATTTTGTTTTGATTGATAATATGGTCTTTGATCCTGCATTTCCAAGTGGTTTCATAAGAAGTAATGGATATGAAGTTGTTTCGGTCGCCGCAACAAATGTTTTTGGTGTGAGTATTGGATCAAGCACAGTATCTAATGTATATCAAGGTTCTGGTAACTTATATCCATTCTTCCCTAATTTAACCTTTGGATCAGGATATAACGGTCTCTCACCAATTGGAGTTGCAGTAACTGACTTGGGATATGAACATCGTTTTGTATCTGCAAATACAAATGCGATTGTCCATGAAGTAGCACCTTTTACGTTTGAATACTTCACACCTACAAACGCAGTATACAATCCTGTAACTGGAGCATTACAATTAACAGTTGCAAATCACGGATTAACAACTTCAAATGCAGTTAGCATCGTTACTGGTAGTATATTCTTCTCATGTTCAAGAGATAATTTCAGAACTGTCCATCCTTATCCAAGATCAACTGACCCAATCGCAGGAGTGACCACAACAATTGCGAATGTGACCACTGATACATTTACTGTGAATGTTGGAGTTAATGTTGGTTCTGGTGCACAAGTAACTGCCACTGCAGGTGTTGGAGGAACAGCAATATTTACAGTTGGTGCTGCAGGAACAAATTATAAAGATCCTCAGATATTTGTTTCTCAACCATCATATTCTAATCTATCAGTTAGAGGAGTATCACGACTTGGAATTGGTACAACA